AATACCCGCCCGGTAAAGGGCCGCAGCATGGGCAACACCGACGCGGTGGTCGCCGGGAACATGGCTGCCCTGCTCATGGAGCATCACCAGGTGCGTGAGGCTGGCGGTTTGTCGCGCAGTCGGTGCGTCATTGGATAGACCCGAGTGCAATAGAAACGCTTGACAGCGCGGGGCGGCGTTGTTCCATGCCGTTCGTGGGCTTCCTCTCACGCATTTTCGGATTCAAGAATGCCGTAGTGGTCTACGCGCAAGCGCCCGGATTTGACGGCGCGCAGCCGCACCCCACCACGCTTCCGGCAGTCATCCGCGCTACGCAGCTCATTGCCAATGACGTTGCGCGGCTGCCGGTGCGCGTGGAGCGCGCGGACGGCAGCCTGGTGACGGATAGCCCCGTCATCGACCTGCTGACCCGGGAATCTAGCCGCTGGCAATCGGGCTACGAATTCCGACGATACCTCACCGGCAACGCCCTGACCGCCGGAAACGGCATTGCCATTATTCGCCGCGATTCGTCCGGCGCGGTGGTGGAGCTGCAGCCGGTGCCGTCTGACGCTGCGAGCTGCGAGCTGACCGACCGAGGCACGATCTACCAAATCGGCACCACGCAGCTGGCAGCCGACCAGGTGCTGCATATCGGCTGCTACCCCGACCCGCTGAACCCGGCGTGGTTTGTCTCCCCGATTGACGGCGCATCGTTTGCCATGAATTTGGCAGCTGCCCAGGATGCCGCGCATAAGGCGCTGGTAAATACGGGCAGCATGGGGAAGGTTGCGATTAAGCACCCGGGCGCGATGGCCGACGAAACGGTCGAAGCCATCCGCGATGCCTGGGCAACTATGCACGCCACGCCCGAGGGCGCGGCCCGTCCGCTGATCCTGCGCGAAGGGATGACCGCAGAGAAGATCAGCCAGGAGACGGCTACCAGCAACATCGATAGCCGGAAGTTCAGCGTGCAGGAAATCGCGCGCGCTTTCGGCGTGCCGCCGGAAATGCTGTACCAGCAGGGCGGCGGCGCGCTAGCCAGCCAGGTTGAGACGGCACGTGCCTACGTTGACGGTGCGCTTACCCAATGGGTATCCGCGTGGGAGTCGGAGCTTACGCGGAAGCTTTGCGCGCCCGGCGAGCGCGTGCGCCTGGATACGGACATTCTGCTGCGCGGCAATCTGAAGGATGCCGGAATGGCTTTCAGCAAGCTAGTGCTAGCCGGAATCATGTCCCCCAATGACGCGCGCGCTCGCCTGGGCCTGGCGCCCGTGGATGGCTTGGATACCCCGATGGTTTCCATGCCTGGCGGCGCAGCTGCGGCAACCGGCCCCGACAACAACCCCGAGGATTCCCCCAATGCTTGAACTGCGCACCGGCAGCATCGGTAGCACCGGCGGCAAGCTTGGCGGCTATGCGGCGGTTTACAACGCCCCCAGCAAGCCGCTGACCGTGCGCGGAATCAACGGTGGGCGCCCCTTCATTGAGCGAATCGCGCCCGGCGCTTTCGAGGGATTCGAGCGCGGGAATGTTTCGCTGCTGATCGGCCATGACCGCCGGGAGCTGGTAGCCAACACCGCATCCGGACTGCTGCAGCTGAATTCTGACGGTCATGGCCTTGCATACCAGGTGACGCTGCCGGATACCCAGCGCGCGCGGGACGTTCGCGCGATGGTAGAGGCCGGAGTGCTTACCGAAATGTCGTTCGGTTTCTACGTTCGCGCGGACGATTGGAACGGCAACGAGCGCACGCTGCGCAACGTTGAGCTGCGCGAAATTTCGATCATTGAAGCCGGTGGTGCTGCGTATCCGCAGACGAGCGCCGAGGCACGTACCAAGTCGCCGGATCCCCGGCTCATCCTGCGGTTGAGGTCTATCCGATGAAGGTTTCCGAAATGCATGAGCGCCGTAAGGCGCTGCTGGTTGAGCGTGATTCGATCCTGGCTGCTTCCGAGATGACCGTTGAGCAGGAAGCTCGCGGCCATGAGGTCGCAAACGAGCTGACGAAGCTGGACGGCGAGATCCGCGCCGCGCAGCTCCGCGAGCGGTTTGCGTCTTACACCGCGATGGAAAAGACGGTCAACGAGAGCCGTGAGCGCAACACCGATTGGATCGGCACCACCGAGTATCGGGACCAGTTCCTGGGCTGGTGCCGTGGCGGTCGCGCCCCGGAAAGCCGCGAGATCACCACCGGCAGCTCTAGCGGCGTGCTGATCCCGAAGATCTACCAGGACGGAATCCTGAAGTACCTGGATGCAAACACCGTGGTCCGCAACCTTGCCGACCTGCGCACCGGCGTGAAGGGATACCAGGTCCTGCGCTACAACACGCTGGAAACGGCTGGCTACACCGGCGCCTGGGCGGTCAACGATCAGACGAGCACCACCGCTGCGGTTTCCATTGATCCCGGCTTTTCCGAGGTCCCGCTGGATCCGATTGCGTGCCTTCCCTATACGCAGGTTTCCAAGCAGAGCATCGTGCAGTCTGATTTCGACCTGGAGGCCGAAGTCATGGACAACCTGCAGCGCCAGCTCGCCAAGAACCTTGAATGGGGTTACGTTGGCGGCCCGGGCGTAAGCAACAGCACCAGCACGCCTGGCACTACCAACGGCCCGACCGGGATTTTCAAGGTGGACGCGAACGTCAATATCCAGGCGGCCACCAGCACCGGTACTACCCGCGCTCTCGCCGTTGCCCAGGCCACGCTCGCCAACCTGCGCGATATGCGCTACAGCAAGCTTCCGGCTGCTTACTGGGGATCGGCGGCGTGGATCTTCCCGCAGGACGTCTACGCGGCCATTGCTGCTCTGACGGTCAACAACGTTCCGCTCTTTATCCCCAGCGCCGATGCGGTCGGCCAGGCTGGCGCCGGATTTACGCTCATGGGCCTTCCGGTCTACGTGACGGAATACCTCCCCGCGCACGTTGCCACCGGCACCACCGGTAAGAACGTTGTCGCGGTCCTGGGCAACATCCGCGATGCCTTCAGCATCCGCGAATGGGGCGGCATGAGCATGATGCGCGACGAAATCAGCCAGGCGACCAGCGCCCGGGTGCGTTTCTACGGCATGGCTTTCGCCAACAGCAAGGTGACCCGCGCGAAGGCGATGGTGCAGCTCCAGGTTACGAACGCCTGATCCGTCCTCTCATCCTGGCGGGGCGGGGTAGTTTCGACTACCCCGCCCCCGCTGCCAGGGGGAACCAATGGCAATCGATATCGCAAAGGTTCGCGCCTGGAGCCGCAAGGGGCATCAGCTGGACGACCCGGCGCTGCAGATTGCCTGGGAAGCGGCGCAGCGCGAGCTGGAAATGCGCACCGGCTGGTGCGCGGATCCCGTCACGCGCACGCAGTACGTTGCCGCCGAGCCTGACAACGTTGAGCGGTTGCTGCGCCTGGAGCGCCAACCGGCTACGGCGGCTACCTACGTTGATTCCGCCAGCGCTACGCAGTCGCTGACGCTGGTGACTATCAACGGCATCCAATACGCCAAGTTTCCTGACGCGCTTACTTACCCGCTCACCATCACGGTCAGCGCCGGTACCAATACGCTCAATCCGCTGCTGGAGATGGCGCTGCTGCAGCGCACGATCCAGCTGGAGGCGTCGCGCGGCGACGATACGCAGACGCTGCCAGGAGCGTATTGGGATCGCATCTGCAGCATGATCGGGAAGGGCATCGGATAAGTGGCTGGCCACGTTCCAACCGGGATGCTCCGGATTCCGATGGAGGTGCAAAACCCCGTCCGGACGGTGGACCTGTACGGCCAGGCTTCCGAGGCGTGGGTCACGGTCGGCGTGGTGCATTGCCACGTTGAGCAAGCCAATACCACCGAGGTCATTGATGACCGTGGCGTGGCGGTCCGCACCGATTGGCGGATCCTGGCGAGCTGGCATCCCGAGCTGACCGCGCGCAGCCGGTTGATTTGGACGGACTACGGCACGGCGCGCACGTTCGCCATCCGGAGCGCGACCGACCGAGACCAGCGGCGTCGCCGGTTCGAAATCGAAGCTACCGAGGTGATGCCGTGACCATTACGCAGCTCAAGCTCACGCTGAAGGCGCAGGAAGTCAAGACGGCGCTGGGCGCGCTTCCAGCTCGCGTTGCGGAGAACGTGCAGAAGAAAGCCGCGCGCCGCGTATTCAAGCCGCTGGCCGGGGAATTGGGCCGCCGCTGGCTGACCGCCGATTTCCGAGGCCCGAGCGCAAAGCACCGGCTGGCGATTGCCCAGGCCACCCAGTTTGACGTTCGCCGCCAGGGCGCCGGGCTTGGCGCGCCGATCCGCATCCGCCTGGGCGTGCGCTACGGGCGCAAGGGCGGCGAAGCTGCGAAGGGACGGCAAAAGGTTTGGCACCTGCTAGAAAACGGGTTTGAGCATCGGGGCAGCGGTCGGCACGTTGCGGGTCGGCAGATTTCGCGCAGCTGGGCTGACGGCGCCCTGCCGGGCGCGCTCTCCGAAATGGTGGATTTGGTGCTGCAGTTCGCCGCAGACGCGCTGAAGAAAGGCACCAATGGCGCTCGTTAATTTAAGCAAGGCGATCCAGTGGGTGCTCGAACAGACGCAAACCGGTTACCCGGTATGCAACGGGCTGCGCGTAGCCACGCAGGAAACGCCCGTGATGGTTTATGAAATCACCAGCGCGGATATGGCAATCCCGCAGCCGGGCGTGTTGAAGAAATCAGTATGGACCGTCACCGTTGAGGTGGCTTGCGTCGCCGATACCGTTGCCCTGGTTACCGCGATGGCGGACCAAATTGTCGACCTGTTCATCGGCGGCAAGGTTGTCGATACGACCAACGACATTTCCATCATCCTGACCGGATTTACCATCGGATTCACGACTGATACCCCCGATGACGGAAAGCACGATGCCGAGCGCATCGGCACCGTCACGCTTTCCATGCTCATCACCGAGGACTAACTATGGCGCTCATTGCAGGTTTCGGCGGCACGCTCACTCTCAATTTCAACGCAGCTGGCGCGATTACCGTGCCGGTGCGAAACATCACCATTAGCTACGAACGGTCCACGCTGGACGTGACGCAGCTCTCCGACTACATCGAAAAGCGCAAGCCGGGCCGAGCGCGCCGAACGGTTACGTTCGACATGATGGCGAATGACGGCAGCACCGACAACGTTGTCCGCGAGCATATGTACCCGACCAGCTTGGCAAACGCGCTTAACCGGTCCGTGGTGCTTTCCTACACGGATTCCGGCGGCACGCCCGTTACCTACACCATCACCGGCCATCTGACCAGCGCCACGCGGTCCGATGACGGCACCGGCCCGGCTATGTGGTCGCTGGCAATGGAGGAAGCCTAAATGCCGGTTGACCTGGCCAAGCTGCTGCCCAGGGTGCGGACCGTGGAAATCAGCGGCATCGGGCCGCTGGTATTCCGCGAGCCCACTATGGGCGATTACCAGCGCTCCCAGGGCAACCCGTACTGGTGGGTCGGCTGCATCACCTGCCCGGACGGTTCGCCGTTCCTGGTCAATGCAGCCGACATTGCCAATATCAGCGGCGAGCTTGCAGCGGCGCTGTTGGAGGAAGTCAACCGGCCACGCCCTACGGCGCCGCCGAGCGGCGGCTGTTCCGAATCGCAAGCCCCGAGCAGCGCATGACCATGCCCTTGGCCCTGGCATCGGCTGAAATGACCACCGGCGAGCGGTGCGAGTATCTGCTGACCGTAATCGCGTGCGCGATGACGCATAAGCGCCCCCATGAGCTGCTGCCCTGGGTGCGCGCCGGGCTGCACGAATTTGCCGAGGGTTTCCGTCATGGCTGACCGTTCGCTAAAGGCCGTCATTCAGGCGGTGCTAGACCCTTCCGGCGTGGTCAAGGGCGTTGCTGCCGCATCGAAGGAAATCGACAAGCTCAATGCCGCCGCCAAGAAAGGCGGAAGCGCCACCGACCAGGCGCTCGCAAACGCATATAAGCGAATCAACCCGCTGAAGCTTGGCATTACCTTTCTCAAAAAGGGATGGGAACAATTCAACGCCGAGCTGGAGCGCGCTAACGAGCTTGGCAAGCAGTTTTCCACCGAGGGCATGACGGCGGCAATGCGGCTGCAAATGGCGCAGCTGGAATCGGAGCGCAGGATTGGAAAGAGCGCCGCTATGTCCAGCGCTACCGAGGCCAACCGGAAAGCCGAGTCGGTCAAGAAGGAAGCCGAATTCAATGAGCGCAATGCGGCGAGCCTGGAGGCTACGCGCGCTTTCTACGGCAGCCTGAAGAGCGATTTCAGCCGCGTGATGCAGGTGCCTGGCAACGTGGTGCGCGCAGCTGCAATGGGCCTGGCTGGACAAATGCCAGCCGAGCCACCGCAGTCCACCGCCGATAGGGCATTTGGCCTGGGCTTTCCGTTCCGCAGCTTCACCGAGCTGGGCGGCGAGCTTGCCAGCGGCGGAAGCGCGCGCGGGATGCCATACGATCCGGCGCTCATTGAGCTGCAGAAGCAAACGAAGATCCTGAAGGGCAACTAATGGGATTTACGGTCAACGAATTCAAGACGAGCCGCAGCTGGTCGATTGATTCGCCGCCAGGCGAGGCCACCATTACGGCGGTTTACATTGTGGATTGGGTACCGGACGGCACGAACGCAACGTATCCCGGCGAAGCTGCGTTGCTCTCCTACATTCCCGGCGTGCGCGAGCGCGCGCCGTCCGCAATCTATGGCACGGATTCGCTGCTTAAGACGCTGGTTTCCCGCAGCGTGACCGTGCAGCCGATGGTGGAGCGCACGCACGCATGGATGGTGACCGTCACCTATTCGACCAGGGGAACCTACAAGGACGGCGCCGGTGTTTTCTGCAACGTCACGCGCGGCACCAGCTTGCGCCAAGCCGCCTACTACCGGGCTGGCACCACGCTTCCCAGCAACGGCGATGCGGTTTGGGGCGCTAGCAGCGCCGATATGGGCGGCACCGCCATTGACGTTAACGGCAAGCCGCGCACCTACGACGTACAGCAGCAGATCATCAGCGTCGAAATCTATTGGGACCGCACGCTGCCGAGCGGCTCACCGGCTGCCGAGCCGCCGTGGTCTACCTACACGGCGAAGGTCAATACGCGGAACAACGCGACATTCCTGGGCGCAGGCACGGGCTATTTGCTCTACCGAGGCTTCCAGGCTGCGCCGGTCGACAACTACTACAGAATCGAACATACGTTCCTGTTCGACCAATGGCTGCATTGCGAGCAGGTCGCGGCGCCGAATCCGACCGGCGAGCCGGTGTTGACACCTGGAACGACCATTGCCGGGCAGCAGATTCTGCAGACGGAGAAGGTGATTTGGTTCCAGCGCTACACGACCAAAAGCACGTTTAGCGACATCATTCCGACCGCAGAGCT